GCACTGATACTGTAGGAATGACGGACTAGCTAGATACTTGTATAGGGCAACAACCGCCTCTAATGACCCCTATTGTCTAAAAAAAGGAGAAGGGTAATGTTTAGAGAAACAGCGCAAGACCTGTCGAATGAGGCAGAGATTCTAGATTTGTTTGCAAAAACTTTTAAATGCAATTGGCACAAGTTAGGTAACGGCGGCAAGTATCGCATCGACGCAGTGCTTTATCGCGATGCAGAAGTTGCGGCATGGGCCGAGGTAAAGGACTACAAGAAAAGTTTGTTTTTAGGTCTTAACGTGCCTAAGTATTTAGAGGGATGCAATTTAGCGCAGGAAACAGGCAAGCCGTTTTTCCTCGTGTTTCGTCATAACGCACAAATTGGATTTGCTAAGGTACATGGCGGCGGTGCATGGTCTGACTGCGAGGCAAAGCTAAAGATTGCTGGCGGTACGCAAAAAGGGCGAAAGGCTCTGCCTGATGACATAGAGCCGATGTACATGATTGATAAAAATGAAATCAGGTGGCTCGCATGATTTGCAAAGACGGCACAGACTGGCAACCCACAGACGAGCAGATACTTAGCTGGCAACACGCTTATCCCGAGGTCGATGTATTTGCAGAGCTAAACGTGATGACCGTGTGGCTCCACTCTAACGAGCCTAAGCGCAAGACAGAACGGGGTATGCCACGTTTCGTCAATTCATGGCTGTCACGCGCTAATCAAAAAGGCGGCAGTCCGTTCGCACAGAAAGAGTACGAGCAGAGTGGTAAGAAGCCGATGAAGCAGTGGACTCAGTTAGACGACCTGACCCACGACTTTATGAAGAGCGAACGCTTTAGGCAGTCATGCTTAGAGAAGTACGGGCAATACGTGACGTTTGAGGGTGAGAGGGTGACTGCGTGATGGGAGAGTTCTGGCTAATCAAAGACCCGATCGAAATCAAAGACCGCATGGAGGCTTTCAAGAAATTTCTTGAAACGGAGTGGTGCTGGGATAAGCCAGTGTCTTGGCAGGTAAAGGAGTACAAGCCACGCCGCTCACTAAGTCAAAACGACCTATTTCATGTATGGTGTCGTGACATGCTTAGGCACTTTAAAAAGAAAGGCGGTTTCACTGGTACTGAAGAAGACATCAAGATGATGGTCAAGTACAAATTCCTCGGCACAGAAGACCTCGAAATTTCAAACACGACTATACCTGCGCAGGTTCGACGCACTTCGACGCTAGACAGAGGAGAAATGTTATACTTCATGACACAAGTAGAGGCGTGGTGTATTGACCTAGGGGTCAAACTTACACACCCTACCAATTCGGAGTACAGCAAACTGGGGGGGTAGGCATGAGCCTATTACAGTTTTGCAAAACCGAAAGGCAGAGAGAAGTTATCAGCCGAGTAGAGCAAGGTAAAAGCCAGCGAGTCATCGCGAAAGAGTTGGGTTTAGTTCGTAGTACTGTAGTCACTCACATACAAGCAGTGCAGGCAGTAGCCGCAAAGCAGGGTTACAGTCCAGACCACGACTACACGCACCCTGTACCTGACGGCTTTACCGTTAAGGGTGTCTCGACCTACTACAACGACGAGGGCAAGCCTGTCGGTCAATGGGTGAAAAGCCAGTCTGACAAAGAGCATGCGCTACAGGTCGCATTAGCGCACTTCAAAGAAGGCTTGAAAGACGAGCTAAAAGGACTCGCCAAGCCTGTTAAGAAAAGCAAAGCTAAGAAACTTAAAGAGCGTATGGCCGTCACTATCGTCGGCGACCATCACCTTGGCATGCTGGCGTGGAGTCCTGAGACGGGTAGTGACCCTTGGGACTTGCACATAGCACAAGACACGCTGATAAAAGGCGTGGATAAGCTATTGGAAAGCACAGGCGATTGCTCAGTAGGCGTACTGCTCAACGTGGGCGATATGATTCACGCTAACAACCTCAAAGGGGAGACAGGCTCAGGAACGTCGTTAGACGTAGATGGCAGGGCAGGCAAGACGATACGTGCCGCAGGCAATCTATTCCAAATCATAGTGACCCGTATGCTTCAGCAGTATGATGAAGTATGGCTTATTAACGCTCGCGGTAATCATGACCCCGACGCCTCGCTATGGCTTAATGAGATGCTCCGCATGTACTACGAGAAAGACAAGCGCGTTAAGGTGTTCGACAACTTCAACAAGTTTATCCACTTTGAGTGGGGCAATAATTTCGTAGTGACGCATCACGGCGACAAGATACGCACTAGACAACTGTACGAAGCAATCACACGCGACTATGCCGAGCAGTGGGGACGCACTAAATACCGCTTCGCGTGGACAGGCCACATTCATCACAAGCAGGCAGAAGAGCTAGGCGGGCTTACGTGGGAAAGCTGGAGTGTACTGCCACCACCAGACGCATGGCACTCAGCCAGTGGCTACGGGTCACAGCGGTCGATTTCTTGTGTAGTATTGGACAAAGAGCATGGCGAGTTTAGCCGCTTCAAGGTAGGTATCGAGGCGCTACAGTGACCACTAAAATGCCGATATTGTCCATGCCACTACCTGACGGTGGGCAAGTGGTGTGCAGGGTCGATGCGATTACAGCGGCAACAACAAACACACGCAATGACGACATGACTGACGTTTATATCGACGTAGCCTGTCCCGAGGGGATTACGATAGATGTGGATATTGAGTCGTTTACTACTTCTTGGCTTACGGCTTTGCTCGCAAACATTGAAGACTGGAGGCTACCCAGTGAAATGCACTGACTGCGGTACAAGCATGAGGCCACAATTCACAGGTGACAACGGCAAGCTAAGAGGCTGGTTTTGCGATTGCGGCAATTGGGAGAAAGCTATCTTGCGCGAGCGACAATTTACCAAAGAGACGTACTATGGCGATAAAGCGAACCAACGCTGATATCTGGTGCAGTAAAGCAGTGCGCCTTCGTGATGGTGCTTGTGTGCGCTGTGGCAATACAGAGACGAATCAGGCCATGCATATATATGGCCGTAGGAGTAAAGTGGTTCGCTACTCCCTCGATAATTTGCTGACTGGCTGTTACACCTGCCACCGCCTGTTCACCGAGTCGCCAATCATGTTCGCTGACTTCTGCAACGAGTATCTCGGCGAAGGCCACATGGACATACTGCGAGAGAAAGCCCGTGGCTTCATGAAAGACAACAAAGCTACTCGCGACGAGATAGCGAAACACTACCGCGAAGAGATACGCAAGAAAGAGCAGAACCCCGACTACGTGATGGTTTCGTATAACTGATTGCCTATGTGCTATAATAGCAGGGCAACAGGAGGATGTTGTCATGTGTGTACAGAGCCAACGGCAGTATTTTGCAGAGCGGCACCACATCGTCGTTACTGACAAAACCGCAGAGCTACTAAATCGACTGGGTAGAGACAAGGGCATAGGCGAAGAGGAATACCTGAAGCGCCTGTCACGTCACCCTAACGAAGACCAATTCGTTGCAGAGATTGCCCGTCACTACGGGTGATTGAAAATGTCACGATTGTCACATTGTTGCCCTTCCCCCAATTAATTATCAAAAAAAGGCAATTAAGTGTTGCAAATGGATAAATGTATCTGTAGATTAGTACCCATAGTCACTGATATGAGGAATTAACGACATGGAAACAACTTACTACGGCATCGAAATTTACCAAGACCCAGAAAGCGGACTTTTTGTTTTTTCACAGCATGGCTGGGTTTACGAGGTAGAAACACTCGAAGAAGCTAAAGCAGAAATCAGGGCCGCATAAGCGGCCTTTTGCTGAGGGGCAGATGAGTAAGTTTTCAGAGCAAATGACACTGACAGAGGTAGCCGCAGTAATGGGTATCTCACGTCAGCGGGTTAAGCAAATCGAAACAGCGGCGCTAAACAAGCTACGCAATAACAAGAAAGTGAGGGTTTTGTATGAAGGAATTATCGACGGATGCGATGGCGCTAGGCATTATAGCAATCATCTTGATAGTTACGGCGTTCGGGATAGCAGGGCAAGGTGACTACGAGGACGAGCTTCTGGTAGAACAGGAGTATTGTGAAATGGTGGAACTGTGGGGGCAGACCAATGGCAGAGACGGACATCCCGACTGGCGAAAACTTTATCAGCAGGTTTGTACGAGCGACTGACGAGGAGCTAGAAAACTGGGTCATCGCAATGCAAGCCGCACAAGCAATGGCAATACGGCATCAGGAAGACATGGCCGTATTATCAGATTACAGGGTGGTCAAACTCAAAACCAATGAAGAGCCGCCCTTAGAGATCGTCCGCTACAGTCCGTAGCACGATGGTGTGAGAAACCCTTTGCCCGTCTTGTACGGGCTTTTTTTTGCGGCAAATAAATACCGCTTATTTATTGTCCGCACCCTTTTGGCATATATTGGTATAATATGTCGCGGGGGACACTATATGTTGCAGACAGTAACAATAGATTGGCGGCCCGTAGTACAGGGCAGTATGCCAAGGAACGAAGGTAACTATCTCGTCGCATTCGATGACGGCGCGGTAGAGACATACCCCATGTCAGACCAAGACATCAAACGCGGAGAAGTGAAAGACGGGCAAACTCATGGCCTACTGTGGGCCGAAGGTATACCGTCACCTTTAGACTATGGCGAAGACTAGAGCGCAACGTGAAAGAGGCATTCGACAAGACGAGCTACGGGCTTATTTAGCTGAGAGAGGTCGGCTTGAGTATGTCTTTGATAACATTGAGGAAATTGAACAGCTAGACCCTGAGTCTGACCAGCACTTCGATAAGCGTCTGCAACAGTTGAAGATTGCAAATGAGCAACGCATCAGACTACTCAACAAGTACCTACCAGACATGAAGGAAGAGCAGAGCGAAATCACTGACCTGCCACCAGTTGTTATCCAGCTAACGAATGCAACTGACACCACCACAGTCTGACATCTTTACCTGTCCTGACCGCTTCCGTGTAGTGGTAGCTGGCAGGCGTTTCGGTAAGACATTCCTAAGCACAGCAGAGCTACTCAACAGGGCATTGGCAAAGCCTGACCAGAACGTCTGGTATGTGGCTCCTACTTACAAGGCGGCTAAAGAGATTGCATGGGACATGCTAACTAGCCAGATACCTCGTGAGTACATCGACAAGACTAATGAGACGGCACTGACTATCAACTTTAAGAATGGCTCTAGCATATCGCTCAAGGGTGCTGAGAAGCCTGATAACTTACGTGGGCGAGCCGTAGACTTTGTCGTGCTAGATGAGTTTGGCGACATGAGACCAGAGGCATGGTACGAGGTTATACGTCCGTCGCTATCTGGCAGACATCAACAGGGGTCGGCGTTGTTCATTGGTACACCACGCGGCAGAAATCATTTCTATGACTTGTACGGCAAAGGAGTGGATAGCGATGAAGGATGGAAAAGCTACCAGTACACGACCATTGAGGGGGGTAATGTCCCGCCAGATGAGATTGAGAGCGCGAGAAGCGACTTGGATGAGCGCACCTTTCAGCAAGAGTATGAGGCGCAATTCGTCAACTACAGCGGGATTATCTACTACGGTTTCAAGCGTGAGGAATCTGTCCGACGACACACTGATGACCGTCATGTCATACACGTCGGCATGGACTTTAACCTAGACCCGATGTCTGCTGTGCTGATGACGCGCAAAGGCGACACGCTCCATATCTTCGACGAAATTGTGATGTTTGGCTCGAATACCGATGAGATGGTCGCAGAGCTTCGCGAACGCTACGGAAATGGTACAATAGTGATATACCCTGATCCTGCGAGTCGGCAACGTAAGACAAGCGCAGGTGGCAGGACAGACCTGTCTATATTGCAGAACGCGGGTTTCGAGGTACGCGTCCGAAACTCTCATGCGGCAGTACGAGACAGAATTAACGCGGTAAACAGTCGCTTACTATCAAACGATGGACAGCGGCGGTTATACGTTGACCCTAAGTGCAAGAAGGTGATTGAGTCATTGGAACGCCATACCTACAAGGAAGGCACCAGTCAGCCCGAGAAGGATGGCTTTGACCACATGAACGACGCGCTTGGTTATGCGGTGGAGTATCTATTCCCAATTAGAAAGGCAAACGCGCCGCAAGCCCCGCAGAGGTGGACGTAAATGTATTACGAAGACATTGAATACCAGCACCCCGATTACGAAAACAATATCGCTCGCTGGGAGTTTTACCTCCGAAGCTACATGGGTGGGCAGGACTACCGAGATGGGTCATACCTAACCAGCTACCTTAATGAAGACAAGAACGCCTACAGCAGACGCCTAGCACTAACGCCGCTAGACAACCACTGCCGTAATGTCGTGCATGTCTACTCGTCATTCCTTTGGCGTGTACCGCCTACCCGTAACTATCAGCAGATGGAAGGCAGTGCCGACCTTGAGGCGTTTCTAAAGGACAGCAACCTCGACGGCCAAGGGTTTAACAGCTTCATGCGTGAGGCGCAGATATGGTCGAGCGTTTACGGTCACGTCTGGATTATGCTTGATAAGCCGCAGTCAACAGCAGGCACACGGGCAGAGGAACTCGCACAAGAGATTCGGCCCTACGTCACGCTGATTACGCCTGAGAATGTCTACGACTGGAAGTACGAGCGACAGCCTAGCGGTCGGCATGAGTTGACTTACATGAAGGTCAGGGAGTCAGTAAACCGCATCGACGGGACGACGACCGAGACGTTTTTCCGTATCTGGACGCGTGAGACAATACAGCTAGTGCGCTATCACGGCGACGAGGCTAACGTCATTGAGACTATCGACAACCCTATCGGCAAGATACCCGCAGTACATTTACCCTCTAACCGCTCAGTGGTTCGTGGTATCGGCATCAGCGACATCAGTGACATTGCCTACATGCAACAGGCTATCTACCAAGAGCTATCGGAAATCGAGCAACTGATTCGCATATCTAACCATCCGACACTGGTTAAGACCTACGACACCGACGCTAGTGCAGGTGCAGGTGCAGTGATAAACATCAGCGATGACATGGACGGCGCACTCAAGCCGTACCAGATGCAACCCTCTGGCGCTAATCTAGACGCGATACGTGCCTCTATCGAGGACAAAATTGAGTCGATCAACCGCATGGCCCACATGGGCGCAGTACGCGGCACAGAGGCAATCACGCAGTCAGGCGTAGCTATGCAGACAGAGTTTCAAATGCTGAACGCTAAACTGGCTGAGAAGGCAGACATCTTAGAGTTAGCCGAAGAGCAGTTATGGCAGTTGTGGTGTACATGGCAGGGACACGCTCTGCACGAGGTAGAGATTGACTACCCAGATAGCTTCGATATCCGTGACTACGATTCTGAGCTTCGCTTTTTACAGCAGACACGCGCAAGCGGCGTTAAGTCTGTCACCTTGCTTCGCGAGATTGACAAGAAGATTGCTGACCTCGTACTTGATGACAATGTACTTGCACAGGCGCATGAGGAGATCGAGACTGCTACGACAGCGGTTGGTGACTTCGCTAAAGAGACGCAGATTTACAAGTACCACATCGACAGCGGCTTAGTCACACCTAACGAGGTGCGCGAGAAGATTGGCCTTGATGAGATTGCTGGCGGCGACCAGTTAGTCGAGCCAGTGCAAACGCTGACTGATGGACAGTGAGGAACTTACACGCGCACTAGAACGGGCGACCTCGGAGCATGAGCGTCGCCTTTTGCTTGCTATGGAGTCGCTACGTCGCAGGCTTACAGATGCGCTTGCTGGCCTTCCGCTACGTGATGGGCAACTGTTTGACCTAGATGCCGCACTCGCCCTAAGAGCGCAAATAGACAGCCTTGTACGCGATGAGTACCTAACAGTCATTGACGAGATTGTGCGCGAGTACCCTGACGCTGTAGCACTGACACAGGAGTTTATGGAGCAGTTTGCCGACTTCCGCGTACCGCAATCGGTCATCGGACAGCTTCAACAGTTTAGCTTTACGGGTCACGAGGCATTGGCTGACGACTTTGCAGAGGCGCTGTATCAGCAGGTATACAACAACACGCTGTCGGCTACGCCATTCTCCGCCAGCCTGTCTGAACTAAACAACCTGCTAGACGCTGACCTGCAACGCTACTCTAAGACGATGCTACATGACGCACTGTTTGAGTTTAGCTCGTCGGTACAGCAAGCGGCGGCGGCAGAGGCAGGCATTACCAAGTTCCGCTATGAAGGTGATACGATTGAAACAACGCGTCCCTTCTGTCAGCGTCACGTAGGTAATGAGTACACGACTGACGAGATTTACGAGATATGGGACGATAGCTGGGCTGGCAAACGCTCTGGCGACCCGTTCCGTGTAAGAGGTGGTTACAACTGTCGGCACTGGTGGGTGCCTGTACCTGAATAGGAGATAGCTATGCCGTACCACAAGAAAGACAAGCGCAAGAAAAAGCGCAAGTCACGCTAATTTGATACAATTAACCCTACTCGAAAGAGGATTCGTAACATGAGCGATGAAATCATGGCAGACGCGGTAACTGACGCCGCAGTGGAAACACCAGAAGTTCAGGACTTAAAGACGTTCACGCAAGAAGAGTTAGACCGCATAGTGGCTGACCGTGTTGCTCGCACCAAGCGACAGTACGAGAAAAAGCTAGATGGTATCGACCTCGACGAAGCTAAGTCACTTCTACAACGACAGCAAGAGGCTGAAATTGAGAAGCAGAAAGAGCGGGGAGAGTTCGAGTCAATTCTAAAGCAGACCGTCGAAAAGAAAGACTTAGAAATTAGGACTTACAAGCAACGCCTCGAAACGCAATTAGTTGATGGGGCATTACTGTCAGCGGCAAGCCGAAACAATGCAGTCTCGGCAGAGCAAGTCAGTCAGTTGCTACGTGGCTCGGTTCGGCTGTCTGAAGACGGCACCGCAGAGGTTTACGATGCGAACGGAACGCCACGATACAACGACAAGGGCGATGCTCTTACTGTTGACGAGTTGGTCGGTGATTTCTTGTCAGCTAACCCGCACTTCGTAAAGGCGTCATCTGGTGGCGCTGGCTCGCAAACTGCGGTAGGTGGTTCGACGTCGAAACCTATGTCGGCGGTAGATATGGAAGCTAACTGGGAGAACGGTGGGCGTGAGGCTTATCGTGCTATGCGGTTAGCTAAGAAATAAACCGCTCACTTAGGAGATTTCAATTATGGCGGCTTCTACTAGTACAACTCTGAATGATTTATTTTCAAACGTGATTATGGCCGCGCGTTTCGAGGCCGAGGAGCAATCTTTGCTCATGGGTCTAATTACGCGTTATGACATCGGTAACGTTGCTGGTACTACTATCCAAGTACCAAAGTACCCAGCAGTCACTGCGGCTGACCTGACCGAAGGCACTGATATGTCCTCTACTACTGTCAGCACGTCTGGTGTCACTGTTACTGTCGGCGAAGTTGGTGCGCAGGTATTGCTTACTGACATCGCGGCAATGGGCGCTGGCAACCCTGCACAGGAGCTTGGTACTGTACTCGGTAACTCTATTGCTACAAAGATTGACAAGGACATCATCGCTTTATTTGATGGTTTTTCTGGGTCTCTCGGCGCGGCGGCTCAGGAGATTACTGTTGCTGACCTGTTCAAGGCGGCGGCAACTCTTCGCAATGCTAAGGTGCGTGGTCCATTGGCGGCTGTTGTTCACCCTTATCACGCGTACCAGTTGTCAGCGAACCTGACTAACACCTTTGCCAATCCCAACGGTGGCGACCTACAGAACGAAGCAATGCGCAACGGCTTCGTAGGTTCTATCGCTGGCATCGACGTATACCAGTCAGCAAACATTACTGTTGACGGTAACGGAGACGCGAAGGGCGCGGTATTTGCACCTGAGTCAATGTGCATTGCTATGAAGCGTGACTTCAACCTTGAGACTGAGCGCGACGCATCTAACCGTGCATTCGAGCTTAACGCTACTGCCGTCTACGGTGTTGGCGAGCTTGATGACAGCTACGGTGTTGAGATGTTCTTCGACGCTACACTCTAAGATGTATGCGGCCCTTCGGGGCCGCTTTACTCTGAGGTTTTTATGGCAGTCACTTATCGCGGTGAACGGTTTGAGGATTACAACGTGGCAAAGCGAACGCCACGCCATCCGAACAAGTCGCATGCGGTATTGGCTCGCTACAAAGGCGTGATTAAGCTAGTCCGATTTGGCGCTAAAGGCGCGAAGACTTACCCTCCGAAAGATGGGGAGTCTGCCCGCGACAAGGCCATGCGAGCGGCTTGGTACGCAAGACACGAAAAGAATCTACGCAATGCAACACCGCTCGACGCGGTTTATTGGTCTGCTAAGATAAAATGGTGACGACATGGCATTTAGTGACGACGACGATTTAGAAGCAATTGTCCCTGACATTTTTGACCTTGGCATTCCAGCGTTTACTGCTGAACATGCAAAGGCACAGGCAGATGTCGAGCGTGAGATTCGCAATCGCTGGTGGCACCGTAAAGGCATACAAGGCGAGATGGTTTCTAGCTATTTAACTGAATCACAGTGGACACGCGCAACCGCTTACCTTGTATTGTGGAAGTACGCATTACCACAGCTAACTAACTGGGTAGATGACGACCGCTTTTTGCAGATGATTGACTTCTACAAGGCGCGTTACGGTGAGGAGTTAGACGCAGTATTCCAAGATGGTGTCGAGTACGACGCAGACGACGACGGCACTGTTACCGACAAAGAAAAAGAGCCTGTCGCCCTTAACCGACTCGACCGATGATTACTGTAAGCATAGACACAAAGCCTCGCGACCTCCGCAAGATGGTGGAAAAGCTAGGCCGCACCTTTACTAAGAACCATAAGCGAGCGATGCGCAGAGCGGCGGCTGAAGGTTTGAACCGCATACAGAAGCGCACAAGTCTAGGTTTAGACATACACGAGCAACCGTTTCGTCCTTACTCAGAATCCTACAAAGGATTTCGTAAAAGCAAAGGCAGACAGGTCGATAAGGTTAAGCTGATATTCACGGGTAGTATGCGTAAGTCGATGCAGTCAGGCTTGCGTGGGCAAGATGGTTTGATTTACTTTGACAGTAGGGCGGAGTCTAAGAAGGCCGCGATGAATAACCGCAAACGGCCATTCTTCGGACTAAACAAGAGCGACACACGCGCTATCCGTGACGTTTACTTTAAAGGGCTGAACCTATGAGCGTGAGAGAAAACATAGCCGCTAATATTGTGACGGCACTGTCAGCTATCTCTACGCCTAATGTAAAGAAGGTGACACGCGAGCCTTTTGACTTCGACAAGCTGTCTAACGCACAGTTTCCAGCGATATTAGTACGCACAGCAAACGAGTCACGAGAAGACGCCAGCCTTGGCGGTAGCCTGACCAGTAGGCATGGCACTATCGACTACGAACTGATTTGCTACGTTAAGCACAAGAACATCGACACAGCCCGTAATCAGATTGCGGAGGCTATCGACGAAAAACTTGACGATGATAGGACGCGTGGCGGTCACGCTATAGATACGCAGGTTATTAGCGTTGAGGTAGATGATGGTACAATAGACCCCATAGGCGGCGTTATCGTTACCGTTCAGATTCTTTATTCATACACACGCGGCGACGCGTAAGGGAGAAAATTCATGGCTACACATAAAGGCTCAAGCGGTTCAGTAAAGGTTGCCGCTAGTGGTGGTTCAGAGGCAGTAGTAGGCGAGGTTCGCTCGTACTCTATCGACGAGGTGGCAGACACCATTGAGGATACAGTGATGGGTGACTCTGTTAAGTCATATCTGTCTAGCCTCACTGATGCGACATTGACTATAGACGCACTGTGGGACGACTCAGATGCACAGCAACTCGTACTCGACTCAGGTGCCGCTATTGACTGGGAAATTCACCCCACTGGCACAGGCACTGGCGAGAAGTACTACGCAGGTGCTGGCATCGTGACTGCTAAGACTATTTCTGCATCGTATGACGGTCTGGTAGAGGCGTCATTCTCTGTGCAGGTATCAGGCGCAATCACTGAGTCAACCAACTAATGGGACTCGCTAAAGAGTTACGAGCGCGGCGCAAGCAGTCTCGCCGTAAAATTAGCGTTGCAGAGTGGGCTGATGATGACGGGCCGTTTAGCCTGTATTGTCGTCCACTTACTTGCTACGACCTCAACGAGTTACAGAAGCGTCATCCACAGGTAATGCAGAACCCTAGCATCGCCGCAATGGTTGACCTGATTGTCATGAAGGCAGAGAGTAAGGATGGCGAGAAGCTGTTCACTTCTGCTGAAGACAAGATTGATTTGATGGGGGAGGAGACAACCGTTGTCTCTGGTATTGCCAATGAGATGTTCGGCACTATCGAGTCGATTGAGGATGTCGAAAAAAACTAAGAAGCGGTCAGTCTAGGTTAAATCTCATTGCACTAGCTGACCGCCTACACAAGACTATCGAAGAAGTAGAGCAGATATCGGTTACTGAGTTTCATGAGTGGCTCGCTTACTTCAA